CGGTGGTATCTGCCAGCGAAATCAATAAAACTCCATTGGTATAGGCAACGGCTAGTACATCGTCGGCCGCTTGACCGATTTGTAGAGTAACGCCATTAAAGTTCACCGGGTAAGAAGTTACCGGTATTGTACACTTCAAAAAGTCTCCAACAGTATCTTGAACCGTAGCCTCAGCGTCTGTGCCGCTCCCTGCGGTATCGGCTGTTTCGGCTTGGTATAAAACAGTATCGGTGGCATAAATAGTCAATTGCCCTGTGGTAAAAGCTAACGTATCGTAAGTTTCTCCTACAGTAATTGTATCTATTTCTAATGCAACATGGCCGTCGCTGATTATGTCACCAACTTTAAATTCGTGAACTAAACCAATCCTCGGCGCACTTGCACTACCACCTGCTACTATCTTAGCAGTTTTAACAAGATGAAAAAGACCATTTGAATCCTCGCCTACTATCGCCCCGGCTTTACACTCGGTTGACGCTGTTTTGAAATCAGCGGCGGCGACAATGGCTCCTCCTGATAAAACCTCAATTTGAGATTTGATAACAGGGTTGTTTTGATATTCAGTCTCTTTTGTTACGTACATGATTTTTAATAAAATTTAAACATCCAATTTCACGGTTCCGGCATCCTCCTCGTCAGCCTCACCGTTCATAATTTTTTTATAGTCCTCCTCAGACTTTTCGGAGCTTCCGCCCCCTCCAGGTTCCTTCATCCCGGCAATCCCTAAATCGTTAAGCTCCTGCTTATACTCGGTAATAGCTGTGTCAACAGCATCATCGTCCGCGTCATCAGCAACAGAAAAGCGTTTATGTAACTTCTCAGGAATTCCGGCAGTTTTAAGTTTCCCGGCAATTGTAGTTGCCCTCTCTGTAGCGGCTTCTTTTTGTTTGTAGCCTGCCAGTTCTGTCGAAAGGTCATCCACTTTCTTAACGAGACCTTTAGCCCATTTTGGAGCTTTGTCCCCGTCAGCTGGTGGGTCATCATCGTCGTCATCGTCATCTCCACCCCCGCTTGAAATTGGTTTCCCGTCGTCGTCAAGTTTTTTCTCCTCGCGGAATTTCTTAACGGCTTTTTCGCCTGCGGTTTTGGAGGCTTCGGTTGCCCGACTGTCCCCGTGTGCCTTAAATAAGTCGTCCAGCGTAATCCCGTCAACTGCGGTTTGAACGCCGTCCTCCTCGGTAACGGTTTTAGAAATGTTTCTTGCCCGTTGCTCTAACACCTTACTCGGAACCCCTTTAAACTTGGTTTTCAGAGCGTTTAAAATTTCTTCGTACATGTTATTAAATAACTTTTAGTTAAAAATTTGCATAAAAAAAGCCTCAACTACCGACACGGCAGCAAGGCTTTACTGTATCCCAAAAGTAGTGATTAATTAAAATTCATGCAAATCGAGTTATGAGTGAGGTTATTAACTTTGGATTTTGAGGCTAAGCACCTTTAGTCACTTTCATCAACTCATTCGGAGGCACTTTAATAAATTCAGCTACCGATTTTTCAGGAACGTAAACGCCATTTTTCAGCACATAATTATCAGTTATAAAATGGGGCTTGCTTTTCCACCTTTTAAATGCCGGGGTTAGTGCCTTAACATACCTGCCCGCTTTTGCTGGGATTGAGGTAACTATCCTGTTTTTATTTAACTGCCCTGTTTTAAGGTAATTAAGAAAGTCTTTCCGGGGTGCTAAAATGGGTACCGTAAAACAGATGCATTTTGGGTGCCAGCCGCCAAATAAAAAACTTTTCGGGTATGCTCCGGCCATGTGGTTACAAATATCATCCTCGGGATGCTGAGGGGATAGTTTTACCTCGTACCCGTTTACAAAAGTCATTTCTTTCCAACGCGCCTGATCAGCGTGGCGAAATGCCATATTTGTTTCGCTTTGTGCAAGCCGTAGGGCATTTTTATGCGACGAACGGTAAACCCCACGCCCGGGATGAAAGTTTTTGGCCGGTTGGCTTAACATTAATTTACCTGTTTTAGGGTCTCGAATCCTTCTGAACCGTTTATCAGGATGCTCAAGTAAACTTTTTAAATCGGTGGAAATTCTTTTTGCACTTTGGCCGCTTGCAATACCTGAGCCTCCATAAAACGCCAGCTGGTCCTTAAGTACCTGGGCAGTTTTCCATACTTGAGGGGAAACGTCCGGAATACTATTTTTAAAAGTATTGAATCCCTCCAGCGAGCGTAAATTTATGCCCTCTTTTGCAATTTGTGAAATTGGTAGGTTGGAAAGGTAGGAGTTAATAAGGTCGTCAGAATGTTTTTTTGAAACGCCTAAAGCTTTGGCGCGATTCTCATCAATTATATTCGCGAACTGGCCTGCGAAAGTAGATAGTTTTTTTTCGATACGTGCCTCAATCGCTTTATTGCGTACCCAATACGAGTTGGCATCAACAATAACTTTGCCGGGGGGCTTGAACTTCTTTAAATCGCCCGCCAACCCCGTAATGGTTTCAGAATAGAGCCTTTTTATTTGGGCATCCTGTTGTAATAGCAGCCGTATAAATTCACGCTCTTTTTTAGTCATCTTTTGGCAATGGCTTTGGCATTGTTTTTTGGCCGTTTATAATTGACTTGGCAACCCGGTGCCACCCGTCGCATATATAACCAGTAACATCTAAAATAACGGGGTACTTCATTTCCGCTGCGGTCATCCTTCGAACATGATAACAAAAATGCTTAATATCCATATCCCCCCAAGGTCTTGTGCCAATATCAACCCCTGCTAAAGGCAGCTCAAACGGCTCCTCCTTGGAAGCCATTTCAATTAAATCCTTCACGAAGTACTTATCTCCACTAAGGATATAGGTGTTCTCGGCTACGTTAAAATCATATATTCCAAAACAATCAATATTACTCATCTTCTATAATCCAAATTGGTAATTCTTCCAACCCTAGCAACTGAAAATCAACCCACAGGTTAATATCAACTAGTACGCCGTAAAGCCAGTTATTTGTTCTAAGCTCATCCGTTTGCTCGTTATACCAACACGGGATACCTCTGTATTTTGCCCTTTTAAACATCCGGCTCGGCTATTGCGCTCAAAACGGTTGACTCGGCTTTCACCTTCACTTTTTCGGCCTTGGAGTTGTCAACCAAAGGGTTCTTTTCAATTGCCGTTTCCTTGCTCATAATACCCCCTGATGTGGCGGTTACCAAATCCTCAATAACCTCCGAAATATTATCGGGCATTATGGAGTTAAAGGTTAGTTTCAGCTTCATGTCCTTGTAGGCCTTTTCGCTCCCTGCATTCATTTTTGAAAGGATTGACATTACCACATTAAGCTCGCGCTTGAGCATTTCATTAAATTGCTCCTGTTTGTTCAAACTTTTAATAATTGGAGCCAGCATTAACATTTGAAGTGCCACGCCCGAGAGGTTTCCAATTGAAGCTTTCGACATATTCAGAAAATTAGCGTCCGCCGTTTGAGTAAACTTATAAATGTAGTTTTCGGCCATGTCGAATTGAAGCTTTAAACTTTCAGGGCGTTGGTCCCACGTTAAGTATTTTGCCTCTGACTTTACTTTACTCCCATCACCGCTTTCAATTATTTCCATTTCCAAAACCTCCCCGACTGTCCCTTTCTCAGGTAGATTGGAAATTTTACCCGATACAGTCAACTTAGGTTTAGCGAAATAATCGTTTGTATCAATCAACTTAGAATAGCTATCCTCCTGCTTTTCTATTATACTTAGCACCTTATGCCACTCTGGGATTTTCTGCTCGTAATACACAACGGGGATCTTCCCGAATTCATTTTTTATTGCCTCCTCTTCCCATCCGGCATCTGTTTTTTCAGCGTATATAATTTGCTCAGCCGTATATAGCTCGCACATTTCAACCTTTTTTGCTTTCCCATCAACAGATTTAGTTTCCGTAAACTTTCGCAAAAAGGCAATCATCGAGCCTTTTTCAAATACGGGTATAAAATCGCCGTTATCTTGCGAGAGTATAATAGAGGCTAAGCTCCGGTTTTCTTTGTCAGTCGGGTTTTTTACGTAATACAGCTTTGCCGCCCGGCACTGTATAAAAAGTTTTCTGGCCAGCTCTTTATTTCTACTATTGAAATAGATATCCTCAAGCGCGGCCTCCAGCTCCTGAAACTGGGTATCGCCCCCGTCAGTTGTTTTGCTTATCGTTAACGGCGAGCCGAACAAAAATGCAACTGAACTCTCTACAATGTCCTCCTGGTAATTCAGAACTATCTTAGCCGTTGTAACCTTTGACTCTCCGTTAGCTGTTTTTACAACTTTATCCGGACGTGCCAAAATCGCGTGCTCACCATCATAGATTTTCTGGTATTCCTCGGCCTTATTTTCCCCGGGGCCTAGCGCTTCTATTGCTTTAATTACCTCCTCAAAGGTGCCGTCTAGTATTGAACTCTTCTCTTCTGCCATGATATATAATTTTAAAATAATCCTAGTTTTTCTTTGTTGTAATTTTGGGATTCGTATTCTATTTGAACCAGCTCAAACCACTCGCGCATCATCCACATATCAAAGAAATCGGGAGAGTGTTTGATAATATCTTTCATTTTGTCTTTAGGGAGTACTGCAAGTTTCCCATCGTGGTCGGGTTTGTCTCTTTTAATTGCCCGGCGTTCGTCAATAAGCATCTGCCCAACGGTTTTGCTGCCTACATTCTTTCTTAATACTTCAGGCGAAATTGAGTAACCGTCACTATTAACGCGGTCGGCCATTTTGAAATAACACTGAGATTTAAGGTTTTTATAATTCTCACCTTTCAGGGCTTTGGAGCCGTTTTTAAAGGCTCGGGCATTTTTTATAAATCCATCAACAAAAGAACCTGCCCCGTCATCATCGTAAAGAATATGACTTTGTGGAATGCTGTATTTCTTAGCAGCATACTTAATTACCTCAATTACCTTATCGCCCTTCGACTTTGGTTCAATAAAAATATCAATCAGCCTGAAGCCGTCCCACACTCCTATAACAAGCAAGTCAGAACCCTTCAAAGCAATGTCTGCAGTTATGTATTTGCGGCCACCTTTTAAGTATTCATTCCCGAAGCAGTCTTTTAGCTTGATTAGATTTATAAGGTCGTCACCACCTATTTTAATTTTCCAGTTCCCGCGCAATAGTCGCTGCTGATCATCCTCCGATTGCGCCAGTAAGTTTGCGAGGTAAGCAGGGTCTTTTCGAAGGAGAGCCTTATTCCCATAAATATCTCCCGGGACAAATGTTACCGATTTAATTAAATCCTCCTCGCGTATTTCAGAGTCGGCGGCTTTCAACTCATTAATGGTGTGATAGCATTTTGTGATTACCTCCTGTTTGGTATCGCCCCAAATCATTTCGTCGCCCTCTTTCATAAAATACCGGAGTTTCCCGGCGCGTTCGTCAATTGGAAAACCTGTATCCTGGTTAATCCACCAATCAACCCAGTTGGCCACCCAGCTATCGGGGTCGGGGTTACACGTTGCGCGGATATATGGCTTAACTCCGCATGTTGAGCGGTTACGCGAAAGAAGGTAGGTGAATTGGTACTCTGAAAAGTGGGTAAGTTCGTCGAAACCAATAAATGGTATTTGCGAGCCCTGCCAGTCCTCAGCGTTCTTTTCATACTCCAAATGAGAAAATT